TCACGGCCTCCCCTTTTTCTTTTTAGGCGTTATTCCCAGCTGGTCGGCGTTGTCTCGCAACCAAAACGCAGGCTTCCCACGCTCAAAGGATGCAGAGATGCGGTCGCCGTTATCGGCAACCCAGTCAGACAGCCCAGCGGGCACGGCCTCCACCATAGGGGTCTCCTCTGGGTCGTCTGGGTCATCCGCTAGTATAGTCGTTGTGTAACATCTGCATTGAGGATGCCACCCTGTAAACTTGAAGTCTTTAGGATAGTCACCTGCGAAGTCATCGCAGATGCAGTGAAACGGCTTGCCGTTGAGCGTGTGGTTCTCGGAGAGATGCACACGCACTCCTCGGACAAAGTCGAACGCTTGCACACGCTGGTAGTCCGAAGTGCGGTAGGCGATATTCGTCTCGGTGGCAGTCAGTCGCAGGGCGTTCTTGTAACTGCTTCGATACACACCTTGTCCAGGATGATAGGCGGCCGCCGATTGAGATAAGCGCAGTTGTCCGTGCGCGTCACGCACCCTGCGAAATAACCTCTCGGGCTCTCTGAGGTATGCACGTAGGTCTCGGCTTAGAGCTGCGCTATCCTTCCCCTGCCTTAGCCCTAAGTCCAGAGCCATCTCCATCTCCGACTTCGCCTGCATAGAAGTACGCCACACACGTCCTGACAAATCCATACCACCCTCCTTTCGTGCGAGGAACGCTGCTAGAGCCTTCTCCCTCCGTGTGGCGGTCACACTCCCACGGATAGCCAGCTCGAGGGCGTCATTCTTTGCGTCCGCTCTCCCCCACGCATAAGACACTGCGCTGGTCACCTCAGATAGCATACGCCTCGACAGAGTGCGCACCAGCACATCTGCACGCTTCTTCGTGAGAGGATAGTCGTCAAAGAGGAACGCCCGCTCTTGGTCAAAGTCCACAAGCGTAGCAATTAGTGAGGCCTCGTGAAGCGCCTCCTCGAAGATTGCCAGGATGCGCCCTTGCGTAGCGCCTATTCGCTCGGCTATCTCCCTGGCGTAGGCTCGGGCATCCGGGAGGTTGGACTTCTTCGACATTAGTATCTATACTGCTGGAACGTCACACGGCTTGCCACTATATCGTTCGTTGCATAGTCCGTGACCTCCATAGACTGGTAGCGGAGGTAGTAATCTCTCCCAGCTATCCTCCACTGCCCTTCAGCTCGCTGGCGGAGTGCCTTGCAAAAATCAAGATGCGAGCGGACGCAATTTACGCCACGCACCCACACCTCCATAGTTATATTGCGCTCCTTCTTCCCAGCACCCAGCGTTGTCGTAGATGCATCCTCCGCCTTGCTTGACGCCTCTAACGCCACCTTGCGCTCTGGCTCAGAACGGAGTGTTGTCATATCTGGGGCTACCTTGATACCAAGGCGTGTTCGTAGGTCTTCTGGGGTGAACACCCCCTGCACTACTACTGGCATCCCAAACAGAGGGAGCATCGAGGGGGTGAGCGTTATTCTTTGCCATCCGTTGAACGGCTCGTGAGGGGTTATGTGTGAGATAGTCGAGGCCAGCGTAGTCCCCAGCAGGTCGAAGTCGCAGGTGTCCCCTGCATTGAAGAGCTGGGTGGTCTTGACATCTACCACCACCGACAGCGGCTCTAGGTAGATAGGCTCTCGAAGGTCGTAGTCTATGCCGTCACTCTCCGCCCAGTCCCCAGATATGCGCGGGGCTTTCGCCTTGGGCATCTGCAGAAACGCCTCTGGGCTTGCCACCTGAACGGTAAGACGCACGCCTGCTTGTGTAGTGAGCGTTGTTGTCATAAGATGATAGCTGTATCTAGGGTTTGCACCTGCACATCGCAAGAGCTATCAGCGTGGATAGCCACAACGGAGTTGCCTCGTGCGATGATATTAGCATGCACCCCGTGCATCAGAAGAAGAGAGGTTGCGCCCTCCTCCGCTCCATTTACATATATAGTCACATCACCTGCACCAGCAACGAGGTAAGCACCACCGCTAACGGAGAGCTGGGATGGGGTAACATCGGAGAGGAGCGTTACTGGCAGGCCTGCGAGGTCGCCCCTATGCTCCTCGAGGAGCTCCATAGAGGGGAAGCCCGTGGCGAGTGCATGCTCGACACCCCGAGGGTGCAGAAGGTAGTCGATGAGTTCCGCAGGCGTGTATTCCACGCCCTCGGTGAGCAGGCAAGATGGGCGCTTAACGCTCACCGCCTTGTATATCTGTTGGCTTAGCGTCATCATTCGGCAATCTTGAAGTATAAGCGTGCGCTCACAAGGGATTCTGAACGCTCGGGGCTTGGCGTGGTAGACACGCCCTCAGCCAATCGGAAGAGAATATCCCCAGTGTTTGACGCACGAAGGGAGGTTGCCCAGTTCGTCAGCAGGCGTTCCAGATCTGCACATCTCTTTAGGTTGGTTCTGCGGACGGCTGATGCGCCCTCCATAAAGTCGGGAACGTATATAGTGACACGTACAAAGCCACTCTGTCGTTGGTCTGCCGTAAGGGCGGTAACAGACACTACTGCGTCTTCATCGTTGCTATCTCTCTCCCTTGTTCCCTGTCGTCTCACGCTCCCATTGATAGCATCGGAGAGCGGTGTATCTCGTAGCTGTCCGATGACAGCCGTCTGGACATCAGTTGAGGTGTACATTGCGTTGTGTGGTTGTGGCTACTTGCGTTGCCATTTGAGGTTTAACTTGTCGAGCATCTTAGGCACTTCGACACGTGCGAGGGCTTCTGCGCTGTCGATAACATTGTAGCCCCTCGCTGCTACATAGTGAGCGTAATGCATACCAGCCACCACCACCAGCACATAGCCAGTCGGTGGAGCTTCTGCTATTGCCTTGGATAGGCTACTCTCTCCAGCGGAGCGCCCCGCAGGCTTATCACCCTGCACGGACATCTCACTTACAGGCACCCCATTGTACAGGACGACATAGCCAATCGAAGAGCGCAGGTTGCCCGTGCGGTCGGTGTAGCTGTTAGTCCTATTGTCTCGTGCTTCATTCACGCACTTCTCCCCTAGGTATATGAGATTGCGTACGAGTTGCGCACGCCTCTTGGCTATCTTCTCCTCGATAGCTTGGGCGATAGCCGACAACGGAGCAGTGGGGGTTATAGGCATCGTGGAGTAGCCAAAAACAAGACCTTGCGCACCGCCTTCAGTGGTCGGGCTTCCTTGACGGAGAGCTCCACCCCATTAAGGAGTAAGCGCTCTGCATCGAGTGCATCCTCGTCCCACTCTATCAGCACACGATAGCGGATATTGGTGTACGGCTCTCCCTCGGACGCCGCTGCGTTGTCGAACTCCTCGGTGCGCCATTGGCAATGAACGAACTCTGACCACTCGGGAGCGCCCTCAACAGGGAAGCCGTCGGCATCTAACGCTCCGACGGCTTGGGGAAATGCGATCTGTAAAGTACCACTATTCGGGAGTAACATCTCTTATCTTTTGAGGAGTGACCCCTTATATCCATATCTCCGCTTTGCCTTTGGGTAAAGCGGGTCGGAAGGGGCAAGATACTTTCGGTACACCTTTTCAGCTTCGTTGCGAAGCGCTTCTCTCGTGGAGTACAGAACATCATAGCTAACACCCTCCTGCGTGACGTTTGGCGCACTGGCAACCATCATCAGCACATCGGCTCGGGCGAGTTGCCACGCATCACTGCCGAGGACTTTGTCGCACACCCAATCATCGGGGCTCAGCCCTCGCCGCTGGGCGAGCAGGCGTACAGCCTGCCCATCCAGCGGATATGAGTGCTGAGAGAGTAGAGACTCTAAGATTGTCATACCTAAGCCTTAGCCTTGGTTTCCTTCTTAGAGCCAGTCGTAGCCGTCTCCGTCTCGATGAGGTAGACTTGGTCGCCACCATCGATAACGGGGATAGCGTGAGCTTGCCCCATCGTGACCTCTGCCATGGGGTTCTTCTCGTGGTAGACAGACACCAGCGTTCCGTGGTCGCCTTCGGTGTAGATGACGTCCTCTGCGGGGCGCATCTTCTCGACTGGGTAGACCCACACAAGACGGCCTACAACACTGCTAGGGAGGAACACCACGTTGGCGACTTCCCAAGGTGCGATAGTCTTGTACTTGCCATCTGGCGTCTGCACACGGAAGGAGCTATCTACCACACGGACATCTACTCCGAGCTCGTCCTTGAGCGCATCGACAAGCACCGAGCGAGAGGGCGTGGGAAGGTCAGCCACATTGGCTACAACCGCACCACCCTGATAGCGCATAGCCACCTGCTTACCCTCTGCGCTCTTTCGGATATTGTCGAGAGCCTTGCGTGATAGCATTACCAGCTCTGGGCGACCAGTCGTAGAGGCAGCATCGAGGACAACCTGCATATCTGAGATAGGCGTTGCGTCTGCTTCGCTCCACTTCTTGCCAACCGTGTAGGTGTGCTCAGCGGCATATCCGAAGTCAACACGGACGCCGTGCCCATCGCTATCCTCGTCCTTTACCAGCGTCTGACCAGTGGAGAGCCCCTGCAGGAACATCACCTCCTTGGCGACTTCGATCCCCTTTACACAGAGGTCTACATCGGCGAGGAGCTTAGTAGCAATCTGTGCCTCTGCACCCCCGACGGCCTGCGCATTGAGGAGGTCACGGATCTCGCTCTCTCTCTTGCGGAAGGAGATGCCGATCTTGGGGATCTTACCAGTAGCACGAGCGAGGCGGGCACGGCTCTTGAGAGGTAGGGGAGAATCCATCGCCACGACATCTGCGGAGACCACAGAAGCGGAGAGCGAGGCGCTATCCCACGAATCCTTGAGAGACTGCTCCGAGGTGAGCATCACCTTGTACAGGAGCTTGGGCTGCTTGTCCTCGGGCGTATCGTTGATGCGCTGGAGGATTTTCGCCATCCCCATCTTGAGGTACTTATCGTAGTACTCCTTGAAAGTTGTTAAAGCCATATCTAAATAGGATTTAGGTTAGAGATTAGATGAACTCGATGCGGGGGAGCGCCTTCTTTACCTCCTCAGAGATGGTGTAAGGCGAAGCGGCGGCACGCACCTGCCCGATGGTCATAACAGGAGCAAGCTCACCGCCATTGACCAGCACATCGGCATTGAGTACACCCACGGGGGTCTTATCGCCAAAGGCGGAGTAAGCGGCGCCAGTAACGCCAGCGGCGTAGTACTTGCCATCCTTGAGGAGGACAACGTGACCCGCACGCACGACAGAAACGCCCGAGAGGAGCGAAGTGTCGAGGGCTACACCAGAGGGGATACCTGCGAGATACTTGGTGATTACGATAGAGCTGTTGCCGTCGCCGACTACCGCCTTACCAGTCATAAGATCTGTCATAGCTATCTTGTTTTATTGGTTGGTTAGTTACTTAGTTCGTCCCAGTGAATGGGTCGAGGATAGTATTGCCCTTGGTGAAGTAGAACGCCTTGACGTCTTCCGTATCCTTTGCGAGGACGGCATCAGCCTTCACCTTGTACGCAGCACCCTCCTCAGTAGACCACGCTGGGGACACCGAGATATTCGCCATAGGGATATAAAGCCCTGCCGTGTCGGGGTCTTCTGGCGTGATAACGATGCTTGCAGCGTTCCCCTTGAGGAGCTTAGGCAACGCCTCACCCTTGAGGATGAACACCTCCAGCTCGAGGGTGTAGGAAGGTGCGCCGCGTCGGACGTCAAGCGTTACGCCACCTTCTCCCTTAAGCTCCTTCTTTTCGCCTTCGGTACTCTCGAACTTCGTGGAGTTCTCCTTTACAGAGGCGAGGGTCTGTAACCCAGTCGTGGGGATTGTCTTACCCGTGGCGTCAACGGCGCCAATCTTGATAACAGGCTTACCCCATGCAGCTTTTGCCATAGTTAAGTTGGTTAAAGTTGGTTGGAATGTTAGATTTTCCCGAGACTCGGGTTGTCGTGAAAGAGCTTCTCCACATCCTCTGCGGTAGCTTCAGAGCCTGCTGGAGAAGGCATCGGAGTTCTCGGGTTTGTGGCTAAGCCTCTTGTCTTCTCCAAGTCGATAATGCCTTTCACCTCTTCCCCGATACCAGCGGTTAAGGAGTTAAATTCATCGTCTGACAAGTCGGAGTACTTGATGCGCTTGTACCCACTTTGCAGATGCTCGGGGAGGTCACGGATGAGTGCCTCAAACGTAGCCTTTCGGGCATCTACCACCTTCGACAGCTTGAGGGCTTCGACCTCTGCACGCAGAGCGTTGATAACGCCCAGTGTATCATCGTTGACATCTGTTGCCGTTGGTGTTGGCGTTGGCTCGGGTGCGTCGATGGTCTTACCATCTCGCAGGCCGTGCTTTTTTTCATAGTTCTTTATTGAGGTCGTCGCAGCTTCGTTGGCTCTGCGATCTTCCTCCTTTATCGTCTCCAGTGCGAGCTCCTTGGCTGCCGCTTGGATAGCCTCCTCGCCTGCGTCTGGCATCTGCTTTCTCAGCAGCTCTGTAATCACGTCTAAGTTCATAGTTATCTATACGTTAGTGATATACACATATATACCAAATAACCGATAGCAAACTACAAACACGCACAAAAAAAGAGCGAGGAAGCTGTAAGGCTTCCCCACTCTGATTTTCACCCAAGCGCAAATATGCCTACTTGGGTTACGTAACGTAAGCTACGGGCGGAGACAACCGCCTCGATAGCTCTACAAAGGTAGATAATCTTTTGATACCACCAAATCCTACCCCCTCCGAGTGAGTGCAAGGGTGAGCTTAGCGATATGCTCCTGCTGTTGCTGTATGATAGCGTCCTTAGCCAAGATAAGCGCCCTCAGCTCGTCAAGGTGGGGTATAAGCTTGTCTACTCCCTCGGAGGTGAAGGGCAAGCCCTCGCCCGTAGTTAGCCACTCCTCCGACAGCTCAGGGAACACCCCTCTAATCACGTCAATATCGTACACCTCGCGAAGTCGCCACTGACGTAGTCGTTCTCGGGAGATACCAAGGATAGTCGCAAGCCCCGCATCCGTAGACGCACCAGCGTAGGTGCGCAGCGTGTCCAAGGTAGCCTGCATGTTCTCGTTCTTTACACTTGCCATATCGTCTGTATATATTTTGTGTGTACTGCAAAGGTAGTGAAAAAGCATAACACTAAACAAGTAACAAGCCCTTGTTATAGGTGGGTGAAATTATTTTCACTTAAAATTTGGTGGTGTGAAAACTTTGCTATATCTTTGTAGTGTCAAATGGCGAGAGAGCCACGAGATACGTAACGTAAACACGACAAAGACAATGGACAAGAAAATCAACATCGCTGAAGTGCCATACACCGAAATTAGCGACATCATAGGTATGCCAATAGTTGGGTATAGATACGGCGATGCGCCCGAAGATGGGCACTCATACAACCATAGAGACAGATCATTTGAGCCGGGGGTATCTCTGGCACAATGGGGACTAATCCCTGAGATATGGTCATTTGCAATCTCAGACGTTAGCCACCTGAAAAAGAGGTACTATAAAGGTGTTATCGCTGGTATTGGCGGGGACGATGAAATCTGCATCAAAAAGCATAAAGAGATCACGTATAAAGAGTATCTACAACTGCGCAAAGAGCTGTATCAGTCAAGCGTTGCATACCTAAATTATAAGATAAGCATACTAAGATACTTTGTGAACGCTGGCTACTCACCCGCGGACTACATGAGCCAAAAAGCCGACAAGTTCGAAGAGCTGAGAAGAAAGATTATTAAGAGGTTTAATAAATAGCAAATCACCCGAGTTGCATTGTGTAACTCGGGTGATTTGCTATAAAAAGAAGGGCGAGGAGGTTTTCACCTCCCCGCCCTTGTTAGATGTTTCGAGATTACGCAAATAATCACATACATCTGTGAGCATAAGCTCGTTTAAACTCAGCACCCCGAAGGGTGGACGCGTTGTAGAAGCGTGCACTCATCTACACTGCAAAGGTAGGCAAAGTTTTGATACCACCAAACGGCAAAGACCATTTTCGTGACCTCACGAAAATGATGCCTCGCTAAAGCGCTCATCCTCTCAATGTTTGGACAATGTTTGGACATTTGCAACGCACGAATATACAGCTACTTAGTGCAGTTTACAGCCCACCAACGCCACGTTTTGGTCTGTTGTTTGGACAGATCTTGGACAATTACAGCCCCCGCATGAGCGGTAGCCACAGCTTCCTCGACACCCACGCACCGAGGACGAGTGCAATAGCAAGGAGGGGTGCAAAGGCTTTGAGGCGCATACTCTGCCACGCAGTCAGCTTGGCGGGGACTTCGACGACCTCAGTCACTCGCACGCTATCGATGCGCCCTGTATTGATTGTATCTACTCTCCAGCGGTCACGCCAGCGGTACACCTCTTTGACCTTGTAGATGGTATCTCCCGCCATACGCTCGGTTAGGTAGATGCTATCGTGGACATACACGCTGTCCAAACGCCAGCGGTCTCTCCACTCTACCCTCGTCCGCTCTACGGGGACGACCCGCACCTTCGGTGAGCAGGAGGTCAGGAAGTAGCCCAGCAGTGCAACGGCTACGGCCACAAGAAGCGTCTCCCACCAGCTTAGTCTATTTGTTTTCATCGTAAATCTGTGTTAAGTCTTTGATAGATAGCCACAGCTTGCTACCTTTGTAGTAGAGAGGAGCTGGAGCTGGAGATTGGCTTTCAGGTTTCGTCATCATTTAATCCTATCCAGCCCCTTCCTCTCACGCGCCCCTGCCGATTGGTGGGGCGCTTTCTTTTAGGGCTGGGGCTCGCCAGCCTCGGCTTCGTCAGCCTTGGCCTTAGCTTCATCTTCGGCCATCCACTGCGCCTCTAAGGCTCGGGCTTCCTCCTCGGGCATCAGCTCGTAGAGGTGTGCATCTTGCATCGGGCATCGCACAAGATACCCGATGCTACGCTTCTCACGGCTTACTACCATCTGCCCCTTGGGGGCTTTAATTCTCACGGAATGTGTACGTCTCATAATCAAGTTATTAAAGGGTTATTTATAGTTAATGGTCCAGCCCTTGTCGCTGGCCGTATCGCCGAGGTCTCCTAGCGCCTCCTCGTTTGCCTCGAGTAGCTTCCTGCTTAGGTCTATTCGCTGACTGCTGACCTCCTGCACGTTCTCAAGTAAGTATCGCACGCTATCCATTGAGAGCTTGGTGCATGTGGAGAGGTCAATGCTTACCTTTAGCCCCTTAAGCCGCACCTCCTCGAGGGAGGTGCAACCGTTAAAGGCGGTTCCCGCATCCCTGCACTCCGAGAGATCTATGATGGCGTCGATTTTTCGGAGCGAAGAGCATCCATAAAAGGCCATATTTATACTTTTTAAGCCCACGCCAAACACGGCGGTCACATCTGTAAGATTGACGCACCCCACGGCCATCTGATCGAGAAGCTCAACATTAGAGCAATCTCCAAGACTAAGAGATTTAAGCGCCTTGCATCCAGATACGAGAGAGTTAATATGTTTGCACGATGGGAGCCCACCAATCTCTAGACTCTCAAGGAGGACGCAGCCGTTGAAGGCTGACCCTGCCGTAGTGACTTTAGCCATAATTGGCAGCTGCGCAGATGTCATCGACGTGCATGAGAAGCACATATACGAGATGTCTACCACTTCATCTACCTCCATAAGCGTTGGCATCCTTTTCAGTCTTGAACACCTGCCGAGCATATATCTCAGGCTAGCTGGTGCGTAGCCTCGGTACACCCTCAGTGCCGGAAATTCATCCGAGGCCCAATCTAGAAGCTGCTGCTCTTTGAAGATGTCAATCACTGGAGCGTGGATCTCATTGATGAGCCGTGCGAGATCGCCGATGCCGTTGCTCTCCTTCGCTGGCACTCCCTTAGACTTGATAGCGCTGATGATCTCCCTGCGCTGGCGGTCAAGCTCGTACACTTGGTCTGCTGTCATATCTGTTTCCGTTGGTTGCACTCCCGCGCCCTTTAGGATGCGGAAGATGAATTGATAGAAGAAATCGTTGGCATTTGCCCACTGCTTCTTGGTCATAGGCGTGCTATCGGTGGTCGTCTCGAGGTAGACCTGATAGGCGTCCTTACCATCCTTACCCTTTTGGCTGTCGAGATACGCCTGCTCTGATCCGACAAAGCCCTTTCGTACGGCTATATCGTATATACTTTCCCCAGGCGCTCCGTGCAGGCTGACGAGATAATCTACCTCCGTACCCTGAAAGCCTTGAAGCTCCTTGGCTCGTTCGTAGTTGGACTTCGGGATGATGTCCTTGGCAAACTGCTCTTCTGTGCCTTGGTAGCCGTGCTTCACAGCGAGCTGGTAGTTGTTTAGGCCGTCCTTACCTTTCAATCCCTCCAGCACGTTGGCCGTGACCTTGACGGGGGTCTCGTTACTCCCATACCTCGTCACCTTACAGAGGTCTACTACTATCTCGTAGTCGTGGTAGCCGTCTGCATACGCAGGATCAGGGATGCGCCCCGTGGCGGTCATCGTGTACACGCCCAGCCCCAGCTGTCGTGAGATGTCAGCCGTGACCTCTACCACCAGCTTGCCGTTTTCTACGGAGTAGGGTATAGTGGCCATCCCTCCTCCGCTCTCACTCGATACCATCACGTGCAGTCCTTCCAGCTCCGCAGGGTCGAGGACTTCGCCCGAGGGCTGTTTGACCAGCTCCACGGGTACCCTCTTGTCCGTGCCACGTTGCACCAGCTGGAGCGTCTTGCCGTCGCTCTTACTTCCAAATGGTCGCATATATCGTTTGTTGTCGGGGTGGTTAGATGCAGGACGGGAGGCCACCCCATTACCGCCCGCCCTGCTGTGTTAGTTACTTTAGTCGGGTGAAGTTCTTTCCGTCGTTCGTCGTCATTGCCTCCTGCCGTGGCATTTCGCCAAGCGGGGGGATAGCGACATGCACCCACACGCTCTTCCCCTTGCGCTCGAAGATCACCTGCTGGTAGCCCCCCCGTTTGCGGATGAGGTCGAACAGCTCACGCAGGCGTTCGGGCTTCTGCGCTGGCACGATGTCGGCGGCCTGCCCAGCAAGGTGCTGGCTCTTCTTCACGCCACCGACGGAGTGGTTTACGTCCCAGCTTCGGAAGCCCGAGGTCACCTTGATAGGCTCGCCGAACTCCTCACGGATGCCGTCGAGGTAGTCCATCAGTCGCAGGAGGTCTCGCTTCTGCGTGGCGTTGGGAGTATTAGGGATGCCGAGACGGAGAGCCGTACCGCTTTGCGTCAGCTCCTCGAGGGTGAAATACTTGCTCATAGTCTATTCTGTTTTTGCGAGGTTACGGACTTCATTCAGCGCCTTTGCCAGCTCTTTGGCAAGCTCCTGCGTCTGCTTAGCGCTGTTCTTGATCGAGGTAGTGTCGTGCTTGGGCAGGTTCTCCCACACACTCCAGCCCTCCGTGGCGACTGCTCCGATCGCCCCAAAGACGGTCAGATACGGAAGCTCGGGGATCGATATACGCGTCTCGAGGTCGATTATGAACAGCAGGACGTCGAGGAGCGCCAGCATAGCGATGGCGAGGTAGTAGATGAGGAGCTTCCCGAACATGCGGCGGGCGATGTCCGACTGGATCTTTTGCTTCGCTCGCCTTGATCGCATTACCCCCGTGATCGTATCGATAATCACGGCGGCTAATACGATCAGCAGGGCTACCGCCATCAGCGTGGCCGCCTCCTGCGCTTCCTCGGGGGAAAAGAATCTAAACATAGTCTCTTGGTTTTGGTTGGTTAATAGGTTGGTTAATAGGTTGATATATTCTACTGCTTGAAGTTGTTCCCCAGCACCAAGACGCTGAAGGGGACGTAGTTGTTTTTCTCGCCAGCCACGGCCGTGATCACCTTGAACGAGTTCTCGCCCTTGCCCTCCATACGAGCCATTACACGATTGCTAGAGTCGTACCCAGGTCTCCACATTGGGGTTATCTGCACTGTGTAGTTGTCGTATCCTAGGTTGTGATGGATCTCATAGGCCCCCCTATCGACACGAACACACCTTATAGCCCCATTGGCAAGAGATCCAAACGTGCACTCGGAGAAGATCTCATCCCGAGCTCCAATAACCCAGAACTCGCCCGAGAGCAATATCCCTGGCATATTGACACTCCCACGTATTGTCAGGAATTTCTCCCCCGCTTTCGGGTCGCTTTGCATGTAGAACAGCTTGTCGTGGCCATAGAAGGCGCTAAATCCGTACCTGCCGAACACAGCCTCCTTAATGTCCTTGTTACGACCAAGAACTCTGTATGCCATCTGGAAGGGCTGGCTTACAAGCCTCGTAAAAGCGGGAGATCCAGAGTACCCTGCACCACTTACCAGTGTTGAGCTTACTTGTACAGAGATGCTTAATGTGTACGATCCGGCGTAAAGACCCCTAACACTATCTTTTAGCGGGACGTTTATGCGAGACGGGACGCCCACAATATTATCACCGCTCTTAATGTAGTCTGAGAAGTCGTACACAGTCTCCCCTGTGCTCTTAACGATAGAGACCTGTATTTTGCAGAACGAATTGATCTTATTGGCTGCTGAGTTTTCGTGCCTGATCGATATATCCCAAGGTAGCTCAAACTCAAACACTGCGCCATCATTTTGCGACGAGAAGCTAACCTGAACTATTGTCTCCTTACTTACGGTCGTATCAAACGACGGCTTTGATATTTCCTTCTTAGCTACACCCTTTACGATAAGGGTATCCTGGAACGACTTGCTGAGTAGATCCTTCAGATCCGACTGAGAGCCACCAATACGAACATCACATGAGTCCTTCTCCTCAGACTTGAAAGTTATTACTCTGCCCCCCTGATCAATATGCATAGCGCCTATGTGCCCAGTGCCGTTGTGCCGTAGCTCGGTAATTGCCTTGTAGCCATCTGTTCCAAAGCCCGTGACACCGCACGCAAAGGCGGGGAGGCTAGACGTACCAGAGAGGTAGGAGACTACCGCCCCCGTGTTGTCCTTAGCCCCGATGATTGAGCTGAGGATAAGCCCGCCTTGGATCTCCGTGCTTCCCTCCTTTATAGCCTCGTGCAGGTAGTCGTTAGGGTACTCGTGGAGCGAGCCGTCGGGGTAGACAAAGCGGATGATCTTCGAGGCGATCACCCCGCTCTGCAGGTCGAAGTATGCCGTGCCGTCGGGCGTCGCGATCTTGTCCGTGCGGATCTGCCCAGGTAGTACCTCGGTGAAGCCGTAGAGGCGAGAGAAGGAGCGTGCACCAGTCTCGTCTGCGGAAGATAGCAGGCCGAGAAGAAGGCACGTTGCCGAGCCGTCGTTAAGCTCTCGGGGGTTAGTGTCCACCACGAACGCCCCAGCGAGCGAAGCGCCCACCCCATTGTTGCAGCGTGCGTATATGTAGTAGGACTTATTAGGGTCAGAGAGCGCAGGCGTGCGCATCTCTGGGAGCGCCCATACCTTCCCCGCATTAGGCTCAGAAGAAGAGAGCGTGCGGGATGGGTTGTACAGCCACTCTATCTGCCCAGCGGGCAAGCGCAATACCCGCGTATCCTTGTTGTACTCGGGCGTCCAGTTCGCAGGGGTCTTGAAGCGAAGTTGCGTCTGCGGGTCACCTGCGATGAGCTGCATCGTCTTGATCGTGGCAGGACTGATAGATGAGGAGAAGCGCTCAGCCGTCGCTCGTGCTATCTGCTCCGATGCTTCCAGCGCCTGCTTATAGTTGCGTGAGCCCTCTTGTCGCACCTCCTTCACCGCCTCCTCCTGCCGTGCGCCCTCTTGACGCATCTGCTCTATAGTCGTGAGGATGGACGAAGCGGACACCCCAGTACCCAATTCAATCTCGGGCGTTTCGGGGCTGATGAGATAGTCCTTAATACCAGTGATGCGCAGGTCTACTCCGTAGGGGATTAGCTCGGGGTCGGACAACCGAACATACCCACCGAGGCGGATAGCACCGCCCCTGTTCGTCCAGTCCTTTTTCGCCCATAGTCCGTCAAGGTCGGCACGATAGACGTATGGGTGCTGTGTAGCTTCGTGTAGGTGCTTGAGCGCACGGCGGAGCAACTCCCATTCCGCACCCGTCTTAGTATTGTTATCACGGATGTAGGGGGCAGGAAGCTCCACCGAAAATACTGCGTACTTGTCGCCAGCCTTAGCGATATACGGAGCTTCGGGCATCCATACCCCGTCTACCTCCTTCCCGATGATGGTAAAGCGTCTATCCTTGTGGGTGTACTCGGATTCGAACGTCTGCCCAGCGAGCATGCCGCTTTGGAATGCAATGGTAAGAGGCTGGTTCGGGATAAGGCACTGGGTATAATCCAGCGAGTCAGGTATAGATGTGTCGGTAAAGGCAAACAAAGGGTGCTTATCCTTCGTCTCGCCCTTGAGCTGCTCAAACGATGTCACACTCCCCACTCGAGAGGGATAGATGTCGGTAGCGTCTAAGCTACCCTCGCCACCCGTGAGCCCCTCCGAACTCACTCGCTCCACATAGTCTCCATTTGGGCTAACCAAGTATAGTGCCTGTGTTCTTGTGTTGTACCCTGCTTCTCCTGAGAACCTATCCCCGTCGAAGAACACGGATTCGCTCTTAGGCATGTGCAGGGTCTTTGAGCCGTACCTATCGTGGCGGATGTTGCGATCTGAGCCCCGCACATACAGACGCTGGATAAGGGTCTGTCTCTGGTCGTTCTCACGCTTCAGCCCCGACTTTAGCCCCTTATCCTTCCCATAGGAAAGTGGCAGCGGGCTGGTAGCGTTCGCCTCAATCTTCCCCAGTCTGATAGCCTTGCCCTCTGCCACCCACTCGGTGTCGAAGGTCTTAGCAATAAGCCCCAGCGCACTAAGGCAGTCCGTATGGTCGTAGCTGATGAGCTTCTCGGGAGCGTCAAGGCAAGACGCAATAGTCCACTTCTCCGCCTCGGTGTCCGCACCACTCGCTGCATCAATGAGCATTCGCAGATGCTCCTCGGGCTTTGCTGTGAGATTGAACTTCACCGCCCCATCTGTGCGGTGCTTCATTCGCCACAGGCGCAGGCGCTCGCAGGGCGCACCCAGCGTCAGTGAATGATGATAGGACTTGTTGTTATGCTTCGTGATGACAGCAGGGGATAGCAGTGTGTAGGTAGCCCCCTCGAAGCGAATAGTAGCCCCCACGGGGATAGTCGTGAGGCGGTCAGCTACAAACGTGAGGTATACCCTGTCCTCCCCCGAAATCTTCCTATATCGGTAGCTCGTATCCTCGGGGGTAACGCTCGTTAGCGGTCGCCCATTGACGAAAAATGTAATAGTCATAGTCAGCTCGGTTGGTTAGTATGATGCTTCGCTCGCTTCGTACTTGCGCTCCTCCCTGATGTCATCGAGTGTCCTATCTGGGTCGCTCGTCCAGTTGAGGAAGGCGATGCCATCACGCTGGGAGATAAGCCCAGCGGAGAGTGCCTGCGCAATATTCTGTATCGTGTCCTTTTCGTCTGAAATCTCGAAGGGCTGTATCTCTACCTTCGGAACGATGCTCATAAGAGCATCGGCAAGGTCGTGGCGCATCACCGAAGCGAAGGAGCGAAGCACAGAAAGCTCTCGTAGCAAGAATACCTCCAGCTCGCCAGCCTCGTCTAGCACCTTGAGCTTCGCATCGATGTAGAGCTGCTTACGGCTCTCGCCACTCATTGGCGTGCTTTTCATCTCGCTGTGCGACCAGTCTGGAAGCTGGAGCGCATCGAAGAACGTACTGCGCAGTGTCTGATAGTGGAACTTTAGACTATCGGGAGCACCATCCCACGTCACATACTGCATGCTTGAACCCTTGGGAAGCTCAAAGATTGAGCGGAACTCGCTATCACCATCCTTTTCGTAAACCCCTTCCTCGTCTTCCTCCTCGACTTCCTTGTCGTGGATTACCGCTAGGAGGGGCTTTGCGTTGCGTCGCAGGTAGTTCCCGTTGCGAGATAGTGCGAACTCCATCTCATCCACGTTGCTCGACATATCCTCCCACGCTGGCGCAGGGCGGTAGATGTACACCGCTGGTATCTTGTCCAGTCCATGAGGAGCACGGCTCTCCAGTCGCCACTCCTTTCCGTCAGTTGCATAGATGATGCGCTCTCTGTCCGTCAGCGTCTCGAGGTATATAGTGCCACCCGAGCTATACTGCACCGAGAGGGCTACAAGGTCACCGAACGCATCGAAGAGTGGGAAAATCTGATGCCCATCCATTGGGCTAAATGTGCGCTGTCGCAGCGTCACGATGCTGTTAAACCCATAAGCGGTCGTTGGCTTCTCGACTGCGTGCCAAATGGTAGCCACCTCGCAACAAGCGAAGTACTTCCTACCTCTGGTGCGGTTGAGTGCGTCGATACGCAGGGCGTTGTACAGGCGCTCGATAAGCTTGGCGGCCTCCTTCTGCTTGGCGTCGTCCGCAGTGTAGCTTCTCGCCACTGGGGTAGCAAAGCAAAGCTCTGCAGTACGAAGAGCTGCGAGCTTCTGAAAGGGGAGAACAACACGTGTAACCTTCTCCTCCTTGTTCGCCTCCGTGATGATATCGGGGTACTTTGACTTGCTAAGGACTGCGTGCTCCCTAGGGTCATACGCCTTTTTCAGCTCTTCCCACGGGGGGACTATGATGTCCTTCCTTTTGAGAGCTTCTACCGCATCGCCTGCGGGCAGCTCTAAAATCTCGGCTATATTCTTCAGCTCCATATACGTAGGTTGTTGGTCTTACGTATAGTTACGAAAATAAAGGGAGCGAGGTAGAAAACTGCACCCTTTTATCTGCTGATTCATAGCGCATTTGACCGACTGCACAATACGCAAGAGAGCCGCCCCACGCTGGTAGGACGGCTCTCTATTCGGTTGATTGGCTAGTCTTTGAGCTTTACCCCTCGGGTCTGAATGTCGGACATTCCACGCTGGAGCGCCTGCACGTCTTCACGTATTCCCTTTAGGTGAGAGGTGTTGTCGTTGATAGCTGCGAGGTGTCGGAGCTGTTCGCCTGCAATAGAGTAGATGCCACGTACGTCGCTCTGTATCTCGCTTGTGAGCCCCTGCATCGAGCGCAGTAGTCCGTTATTCTCGTCTACACTCTCCTGCGAGGCTTGGGCTATCCCCCTCTTCGAGGCTTGGTGGTCAGCCTGCGAAGCCCCCAGCGTGTCGGACAGTTGCTCCTGTACCGCCTTCATAGCTGCTGTATATGCTGGTACAACCTTTGCGCCTACCTCCTTCATCTCTCGGGTAAGCGAAGTCGTGAGATTGACGACCGCCTTCGGATCAAAGCCCACGGCAGAGAACTTAGCCTTGTATCGGTCGTAGATGTCAAGGATAGGCTTCATCAAGAACTGCTCGGTGAGTTGCTTCTTCACAATGTCACGCATAATGTCGCCCACCTTTCTGTTGAACGCCTCAGCAGCATCCGCCCCACGCTCGAACGCAGAGGCGATAGCATCCCCCAGCTCGTCAGCCATCTTGGAGAAGTCGCCCCCCAGCACGTCCTCGGTTAGCTTGTTGACAACCTCGGCTTGCTTCTCTCCCAGCTCCGCCAGCTTACGGCGGTACTCGTCTACCTTGCCTGCGTCCGTCTTTTTCTTCTTCTGCTCCGCATTCATCTGCTGGGCTACCGCCAGCTGTTGCTCGCTCATCGCCTTTAGCTGCGCACGCGCGTTGCTGTACTTGTCCGCCCCGATAGCCTTGTTCGCAGAGTAGGCGACCTTCTCGTATACTGCAGAGAGCCTGCTGGCGGCTCCCTCGGTGCGCCTGTTGAGGTACGCCACTACTGCGCCAATGTCGGAGATCGTACCCTTGTACTCCCCGACCTTGCTTCTCGCGCGCTCGAGTGCTTCGGTCACCGCTTCATAGCTATTCACCACACGCTCCAGTTGCATGGTGCTTGAGTGGTCTACCTCCCACTGCAGAGCATCTATCCTACCCTGCAGCGCCTTTATCTCCTCGTCACGCTTGCTGTCGTTATTGAATAGGTTAGCTATCGTCTGGGCTACCTGCATAGCAGCCGAGATGACCGCAAGGATAACCGTTGCACGCTCTACCGTCTTCATCGCCGTTGCGCTAGCCGTGGCTGTCGCCTGCATCGAAGTAGCGGACGTCTGCGTGAGTTGCAGTATAGAGTTGATAGCACCGAACGCACCAGTAGCGATAGATCCTACACTCTTGAGGAGCTTTCCAGCTGTACCGCCAACCGCCTCGCCTAGCTCATCGAAGCTCTTAGTGCCCTTGTCGATGATGTCGGAGAGGTCTTTCCATTGCCTAATGGTTCGTGCCTGTGGTGCAGCCTTGTCTCTTGCCGTTGCCTTCTCGAGAGCCTTGGAGAGGGCGTCCACCTTGGCACGCGCCTCCGCAACGCTTGCTCCATCTACCCCAGAAGCCCCGTTAAGTGATTCGAGTTGCTCCTTCGCCTGCTCTAAGGTCGCCTGCAGTTGCTCCAGCGAGAGCGTCGCCACCTGCTCCATCCACGCCTTGAACGCCTCAGAACGACCTGCGAACTCGCTGTCAATAGCAGAGAGGGCTTCACGTTCCTTGCGGTTGAGCTCGTACTCATTACTCTTCCCCGCCCAATCGTGGTAGGCGGTGCGCCTGCCCTCGGCATCGTGCTGATAGAGGGCTTCACGCCTGCGAGCATACTCCTCTGCGACCTTAGCCCTCCTCTGTTCGTAGCTCTCTGCACCGCTGATGAGCTTCTCCCAGTGTTCCCTCTGTTCCTTTAGCTCGGCCTCTCTGTGGATGCGCTCCTGCTCTGCAAGTAGAGCCTTTGCGCTCTCACCGAGATTGTCCTTAGTGTACTTCGTTGGGTCGAACACTTCGCCCTTATCCTTGGCTTTTGGGTTAGCAGCTTCCCACTTCTTGCGCTCCTCGGTGCGCAGAGCCTCGACAAGCTCCACCTCCTGCTTGATGCGTGCCGCCTTGCGCTTCTCCGCATTGAGCTTGAGTACCGCTTCTTCCTTCTCCCATCCGTCAGCCATCGTGGCTACTCGCTCCTCCTGTTGCTTGAGCAGTCGTTGTCGTTCGTCCTGCGCCTGCTTCTCTTCCAGGAGCTGCAACTCTACCGCGCGTTGCTTGCGCTCTGCCACCTCGTGCTGGGCGTTCTTCTTGGCTGCGCTTCCACCGCCTGCGCCCCCGCCCTTCTTCGGCTTGAGGCTGTTCCCAGTGAGCGTTTCGTAGGTCTTGGCATACTCTTCCTGCTGCTTCTTAAGCCCTTCGATAGTCTTAGCCTCTTCTCCAGCTCTGATACTAGCATCCTTGCCCGCGCGTATCTTGGCGATTTGCTCGCTGGCACGCTTGTACCCTTCCGCTGCCTTCTTCGCTGCTTCGGCTACATTGCCCTGCGCCTTCTCCGCCTTAGTAGCGGACACCTCAATATCTCCGTATAGGGCGTTAATCTCCTTGATGCGTGCCTCCTTGCTATCCTTAGACAGACGGAGCTTGTACACCGCATCGTTGAAGTCGTACACAGAGCCAAGAGACTCTCCCGCTTCGTCCATCTTCCTACGGAACTGCTGAACAAACTCCTTGCTAAATCCACGCCCGCTCTCGATAGCGGCGCGCACTTGCGCAAACTGCTTGTCTCCGACTTCTGCCCCGTATGCCTTCTGGAGCTTAGCACGCACCTCCTTTAGGAGCTTCGCATCCTTTTCATAGGAGCTATCACCGAGGTCTTTTATCGCTTGCTCTCTATGCCTCGCCATAATTGACTTACGCACCTCAGTAGTGAGTGCAGTGTAAGCCCCTGCAAGGTCGTTAACTTCGAGACGCTCCTTCACAAGCGCACTAACCGCCTGCGGGGCTTTTGCTATGAACTCCTGCTTCTTCTCGTTGTACTTAGACAGAGCTTCGTTATGTTCCTTTTGGCTCTTAGTGCCATCCTCGGTAGCCGTCTTAGCCTCCTTGAGAGAGCGGTAGAGGTCATCGATCACCGCCTTTTCGCCCTCATACTCTCTCACCGCCTCGGTGTGGCTCTCCTTGAGCTTGCGTGTCGCCTCCTCGGCTGCCGTCTCATAGGTCACCAGCTCATAGATACCATACGCCAGTGCGGCAACTGCGGCAGCGGCTAAGGCGTAAGGGTTCGCCATAAGCACCGCATTAAGTCGAGCGGTCACCCCTGTAAGCGTGGTCTTTGCTGCGGAGAGTACCCCCGTGGCGGTAGCCTCCGTCGTCTTGCTAGCCGTGGCAATGGCGTTGAGTTGCGCCTCGGTGACCGTAACACCTACTGCGGCTTGTTGCGTCACCAGCTGTTTACGCAGAGCAAGCGTGTAAGCCTCCGTGCCAATGGTAAGCCCCTGCTTCTGCACCATCGCAAGGCTCTCCGCGCTTAGCAGGGCTTCAAGGCTTCGGGCTTCTGCCACCCACACAGAGGCGGAGCGTGCCTTCTCGAGGGCTGCGGTAGCCATAATTACCGCCTTGTAAGCACCAACAGCGGTGACCGCTGCGAAGATAGCTTTAGCCAGCACCTCCCAATTCTCTACGGCAGTAGTCGCAATTCCGATGCCAGCACCGATGATACCCTCGGTGCGCTCGCCCATCTGGTTAAGCATCTGCTCGTATGCATCTGAGAGCGCTCCCAGCTGACCTCGCAGTGTCTTACTCTGCCCCTCGAGGTTGCCATAGAATAAGCCACCCGCACTCGTTGCGCTCTGCAGTGCGCCCTCGACCATCTCGATAGAGATAGCGCCCTCCTCCATAGCCTTCTTTAGCTCCGCCATAGACTGCCCAGTGGTGCGTGAGATTTCCGCAAGGGGATTGAACCCTGCGTTAATCATCTGGTTGAGGTCTTGACCCATTAGACGCCCAGTGCTACTCATCTGAGAGAAGGAGAGGGAGAGGCTTTGCAGCTTATCGCCAGAGCCACCCGAGATGTCGCCTAATTGCTTGATGATAGGCACGACCTTACTCCCCTCAACCCCGAAGGATAGCATCGTCTGTGATGCACGGACAAGGTCGCTCAAGTCCATAGGGGTCTCCGCTCCGAAGCGGGTAAGCTCACTTAGCATCTCCTTTGCCTTTGGAGCAGAGCCGAGGAACGTAGTAAACGAAGCCTCGAATCCTTGGAACTCCGCACGTGTCTGAATGATGCTACGAGCAAAGCCCAGTAGTGCTGTCGTCCCGAAGGTCGCCGCTATCGTCTGCCCTACTCGAGAGAACGAACCCTCCATCTGCGACACAGACGCCTCGATAGGCTCGGTCTTTTCCACCACGCCATCGAGGGCGGTAGTGATCTCCTTGCCCATCTTGCCAATAGCAGGGGTGAGCATGGAGAGCTTCTTATCCATGCTTGCAAGGGCTGCGCCTATGTTGTTACCTGCAGTCGTGGCTGCCGTGGCGACCTCTCCGAAGCCCTGCGACATCTTGGCGGTGAGTGCGTCAATGTCCGTGCCCGCCTCGGTAGCCTTCTTGCCTATCCTACCGAACTCTTGCTGCAGCTCTTGGCTCTTTGCCTTTGCTTGACTATCGTCCAGTGTGACCTTGAAATCAAGCCCGCCATCTATTGGGGTATTGCTCATAAGTAGAAATCCTTTAAATCATCATTCGTTAATGTCGCTGCGTCCTTCACCTCCTCAGCTGGCTTGCCGCCCTCCTTGTAGCTTGGTGCGGTGGCGAGGTAGAGCACTAAGTTTTGGTAGCTCATCTTGTAGAGGAGATACTCGGGTGTCACCCCGAGGTACTTAGTCGCAGACGCTATTAATACCCACGGGCTGTCGTTTTCTGTTCCACCTTCGTCGGCTTCGCCACTCTTATTGCGCTGAGGAAAGTGGTAAGAGCGAAAAAATCACGCACCTCCAAACGCTCTGTAAGTCGCAGGAACGCGAGAGCGAGGTCGGATACCCCGTGCTTCGCCTCAATCTTTCGTGCGAGCTTCTCCACTGGGTCGCCCTTGAGCAGGCGAAGCACACGCTCCAGCATCGAGGGGAATGGAGCAGGCGCACCGAGGATGAGCAAAGAGATAGCTCGTGACAATCCGTGGGCGTGCCGTGCCGTACGTAGTGCGGTGATAGCTGCCGAACTATCCTCGCTCACTGGCTCGAGCATCTCATCGGGGAGCTTGCTCAACTCATCGCTTACACTTATAAGCGTGGCGAGCGTTGGCGGTGCAACCTTGTACACCTCTTCCCCGATAGTAATCTCTGTAACACGTTGGAGTATTGCGTCTGCTGTCTTTGTTTCAGTCGTTGCCATAGTTGGTTGGTTAGTATGCTAGTCTGTATATCTTTCCCTTGTCGAGCTTTGCCCGCTTCTTCTTGTCTAGTATCTCGGTGAGTACGACATAACGCACCGCGTCGAGAGCGTGGTTGAACGCATCTATGGGCTGGTCAAGCCATCTGCCGTCGTGTGACTGCCTCCACGTGTAGCTGCGTAGCTCCTTGCGGAGGTTGTTAGATCGCTTTGTAACGTAGATTTTCATTGAGCGCATCTTGTCGATACCAGCCTTAATCGAATCTGCGCCCTTTGTCGCCGGGTGAATGTCTATGCCCCTGCGTGCTATCTCTGCTATCGTTCGAGGCTCTGCGCTATCGGCTATCACCTTCACACCCTTTGCTCCAGCTCTTAGCAGGTCTGCAATGTCTGAGGCGAATAGCCCAGACTGGTAGACAAGCTCATCGAGGTAGAGCGCGTCATCAGTATAGCCTACAAGGATAGCAGCGGTAGGGTCGTTGGTGAAACCGAAGTCCATACCCACACGAATGTGGCGCAGTCCCTCGGGGAGCGCATCGATAACCTCGTGGGAGGGATACACCAGCCCCTCCACCTGCGCCTGCTGCCCCTCGCCATACACACGCCATAGACTGGGGTTCGTCTCCTTCAAGGATAGCAGGTTGTCGATGATAGCCTGCTCCAAGAAGGGGTTATCACGGAAGGTGGTTATGAAGTGATACGTGCGCTCGTCTCTGTTGAGTGCGCAGAGCCAGTGATCTTCGCTGAACGAGGGGTTGTAGTCGAGTACGCAGAAGCGGGTGGTGCGCATTCGCAGCTGTTGCCATTCTATCTCCAGTAGCTCGTTCGCCTCATTGACGAATAGCACGTCACGCTTGCGCCCTCTGAGCTTCTGTTCGCTGTCGGTGCTGATGAAGTCTACTACCGAGCCGTTGGGGAGCGTGTAGATAAGCTCGCTCTTGTTGAACGCCTTCTCATACCACAGCTCCATGCGGAGCAGTATCTCCTTGAAGTCGATAAGCACCGAGCCCTTGAGGGCTGGGAGCGTACCACGGACAACCGTTAGGCGCGTCTTAGGGTGCTGGGCTAGGTAGGTGATTAGATAGATGAGGATATTGTACGTCTTCCCAGAGCGTGACGACCCTTGGGCAGAGATAACTGTCTTCCCTGCCCGCAGAGCCCTGTCGAGGATGCGCACAATCTTATTAGCCCTTATCGTCATCTGCGTCTACAATCTCCACACGGATAGATGGTATCAAGTCCTTGCCGCCAGCCCCAGTGACCTCGGTGCGCTCGCTGTACCCTCTGGAGCGCCCCCTCGTCTTGAGGTAGAAGATGATGGAGGTCACATCACCTTCGTCTATCTTGTTCATCAGTGCGCTCTCTACGTGGTCTACCTGTATCTCACGAAGTGCATCTACTGCGCTTGCGAACTCGGCATCCTCGTTCATCCAGCGGTGGAACGTGCATCTGGCAATACCCGCAACCTCGCAGGCTGGGTGGATAATCCCCCTGCTTGAAGCGAGGGCTTCCAGCATCTTCTGCTTTCGGGCATCCTTGGCTCGCTTGGCTTCGCTCCCCTCGGGGCTTGGCCCTTTCTTCCGACCTCGGGTGAGCTTAGCCTTGTCGGCCGTTGCCCCTTTCGCCTTCTTTTCTACCTTTTTATCCATAGTCTTGTTATTTGCTATCAGCCACTTACGTATAGATACGAAAAAAGGGGCAGTGCGCCCCTTTTCCGTTAGATTAATCCCTGCTTTATTGCAGAGTGATACTTATCTGGCGTTGTTGTCTCGATAGTGATAGTCGAGTAGCCGCGCTTTAGGACTATTCGGTGCAGTCGTCCCTGCGCTTTCTTCTCTGTTATCATCCGAGCCTTTACGGCATCGAGGCACCGCTCCCGCTCTGTTTGCTCCTCGAGGCTGATGTGCGACCTCTGCTGGTACAGACGCTTCTTAGCAGCGTAAGTAGTATCGGTCTTTCCCATAGGCTTAGTAAGTTAGTTACTCTTTAGGGGTGGCGTGTAGTGCATCGAGAAACGCCTCGGCTACCGCCTTGCCGTACTTATCGGAGAACACTCCGTGGAAGTCGATCGAGAGGCGTGTACCCTTCATCGAGAAGATAGCCCCGGTGGCTTCGTCTATGCCAATCTGCAAGCCCCTGGGGAGCGTCGTCCATTTGATGCGTGACTTTGCGTCCATACCCTTATCTGATTAGTCCGACTGCATCAATCAAGCGCACCGAGGTAGCCACGCTGTCCGTACCGCTCTCTGCGGTGTGGCAAGCCTCGACCACTCCCAGTTCCTTTACCAGCACCCTCTGTGATGTCGCCTTACCCCTGCCGTCTGTAAGCCCAACGATATAGTAGTGATAGCTCTCTCCGTCTACGTCAAGCCCGATAGCCTCGGACACCCCGAGTGGCTTGAGGCTCTTTATCTCTACTGCATCAGAGGAGAGGCTGGCAAGGTGGTCTAACACCTTGGCTTCTGCTTCTGTGTAGGAGAGTGCATCCACAAGGTGCGTCTCCGTGGTTTTCTTGTCGTCAATGTTGCTGTATGCAACTCGTGCGATGAATAGTTCCATCTGTTAAGTATTTGCGTTTTCGTTAACCTATTGGTGTGGATATGTTAAGCAAAGGGGCGTTTCGTTAACCTATTCCGCCCCTTTACTCCTTGAATTTTATTCCTTGAGTTCGTGGTGCTACTCCTTGAGCTTACTCCTTGACTCCGAGCAGTCGGCAGATGAGGTCGAGGCGGTGGGCTTCGGCCATATTCTTGAGATAATCAGTGTCAGGTGTACAACCGACACTTATCTCATAAGGAGGGTATTGGCACGGGTTTGTCTCTTCCAAGAACATTGATAGCGTGGCCGTCACAATGTTCTTTGTGTCCATATGGCGGAATTCCCTAATGGTGTAGTATGCCAATGTATCGGCTGGCATTTCTACCAAGTCAGCACTACACGTTAGCACCTCCACGCCTGCAGAGTTACGACCGATAGATACTTGCCTCCACTCCAGCGGGCATTTCGCCAGCTGGGCTTTTACTTCTTCGCGTGTCATTTCTCCTCAAGGTTAAAGTGTGATAGTATCTTCTCCTTGCGGTACTCCTCGGCCGCTTGCTTAGCCTCCGCAAAAGTGTTGTACTCCACATTATCGAATGTGGTAATCCACTTCGGGTACACCTCGCTGATTAAGGCGTCCCCGTCTATGAATTGGTCGGCTTTGTAGATCGTTCTAAGGCTGCCCGTCAGCTTTCGCCATTCGAGAGGGCGGAGGTGTTTCAGTAGTTCTTCTCGTGTCATAGCTCGTTGTGTTTAGAGAGTGCGCCCCACCGTCCTAGTCGCGTGAAGGTCTCGCGTGCGGTAACCGCCAGCAGGGCGCACTCGTTGTTGGTTGTGTTAGTTGCATTCGCTCCTGAGCTTGTCGATGGCTTCTTCCGCCTCCTTCCATTCGCCACCGAAGACGTAGGTAATGACGATCTGTGTGGCGTCGCTTAGTGGCACTTCCTTTGCTATCAGACGTAGTTCTTTGAGCAGCTCGGTGTAGTCCTTCGTGTCGGGCGCAAAGCCGAGATTTTTGGCTTCACGGCAAGCCCGCCATATCGTCCCAGCATTCCCCCGACTTCTGTATTGTGCATATTCTACAACCCCCCGAAGGGCGCTCCCTCGGAAGAAGTCAATACGATAGGTTGCAAGCAGGTTGTCACACCACGATCTCAGCACCTCTTTTTGTTTTTGTGTCATAGTAGTTTGTATTTAGTTGTCTTGCTTCTGTTGCTCCTTTCGGAGCTGGTGGAGCTGGGTGCGGAGGGCGTGTATCTCGGCTGTGAGCTTCTTGCGTTGTTCGCGCTTCTCACGCTTTAGTCGCTCTATGCCTTTGCGCAGGTCTTCCTTGGACTTCTGCAGATCTACTATATGCTGCAGATCTACTATATCATTACGCAAGACCAGCAAGTAGAACAGCATGCAAAGAACTGCACCTGCGAGAAATACTGTCGCCGTCATAGCTCTGCATTCTTAGTTAGTAGTTCCTCGGTAATCTCGAAGACGGTAGGCTCAGCGTCTCGGTGTTTCGTCACTCGGAAGCGAGTGACCTTGTCCCCCGTCCATCCCGTTAGCTCTCGGTAGGCGTAGTAGCCTTTCTTGAGGAAGGGCAGGAGTAGTGCGTGCGCCTCTCCGTGGGTGAGAGCCTCGCCCTTGCCACTATCCTCGATGCGCACGTAGCAGAAGGGACTACCATCCAATCTCTTGACTATCTCTGTGCGCATTCGCTCTACATAGTCAGTACGTACGCCCCAGTTCTTGTCGTTATCGGGTATCTCGGTGGGTGTCACGTCCTCCGCTTCGGGTGCGGTGGTTGCCTTTGGCTCTCGCTCCCTGCGTTCGTTCCACAGCGTGAGCGTCGCTGCGAGCGCCCACACAAACAGCCCACCGCAGGCGATGATGAGCAGGTCGATGATGTTGTCCGTTGTCATATTTCTTTCTGATTTATTATATCCATCGAACGATAGTATCCATGCTATATCCCTTTTCCCAGATAAACCATGCATAAGCGACTGCGCTACTCTTCGTAGAAGCGAAGTCGCCACCCTTCGCGCAGGTGACGCGGTGGCTAAATACATACACTCTCTTCGGTGGATACTTTGCGAACATTTCCTTCCGCTTCTTCCCCTCCAGGAAAGTAAGCTTTAGGAACATCGCCACCTTTGACCCATCGACGACTGTAGAGAGAGCCTTCTCGACAAACTCCTGTGCGAATGAGTATGGAGGGTTGGTGATGATGTCGCCTTCCCACCCCCCTGTATCTCCTTCGATGAAGTCGAGTAGCTCAACACCTCCGTCGCCCATTCTGTCCACGATGTCGCTGTTGCGAACAGAGTATCCGTGAGCTTCGAGGACACAGCTCAGATGCCCACCTCCGCAAGCTGGCTCCCACACTTTTTCGTGGAATACTTCGAATTTGAGAAGCTGCTCCAGGGCGTTTGGGTCTGTAGCGTAGTAGTCGTTGATCACTCTATCCTCATCCGAATGGCTCGATGCACCTATTGTCGCATAGACGCACCTGTTGCTTTTATCTTTCAGTATTTCTTGCGCCATATCTGTTAGTATTTCTTCCCGTGCAGTGCAGGGCGTGTGGCGTTGTACTTGAGCTTGAGTTCGATGTGAGCCATAAGGTCGATGCCGAGGTGGTCGCAGAGCAACTCGAGGGACTTTATGGCGTAGAGAATGGCGTATCGGTGAGCGTACTTACCACAATGGCAGCACGCCTCTTGAACAATAGGCCAAAGTGCGTCGGCAAGCGTCATTTCCCCTGCGATGTAGAATGCGGATACACCTAAGTCCGTCTCTACCTCCGTCTCCGAAAGCGCACGATCTTTGAGCATCCACCCCAGCAGGTCGAGCAGGCGTATCACTGCATCGGCGATCTCGTCCTCTACGGTGTCCTTGACCTCACGGAGGAACTCTTGAGCGTAGGGCTCTCCCTCTATACGCTGGAGCGTGTCGATGGTGTCGGGATCGAGCTTCGCCCACTTGCCGATGCGGTCAGCCTCGATAGCCTCGTGAAGCTCTCCGAAAGCGAGCATCAGATAATGCCCGACGGTGTGCGTACCATCCCAAAAGCCTTTAGCCACCGCCCGCTCGTGGCAGTCCTGAGAGAGACGGGCAAGCATCTCTACGTTGTAAAGTCTGTATGTCATAGTCGTTGTTATTTGATGATGTGTGATAAGATGTGTTTGATAACCTCCACCGTCCACCCGTTGCCGAGCATCTTGTAGGCTTGCGTGTCTGAGCATCCCCACTTGTACCAGTCGGGGATAGTCTGCAGGCGGGCGCATTCGGTGGGAGTTAGTCTACGGAGCATACAGCCTATTTTAGCCCCGGGCTGTCCACTGCCGTCGTTCCTCGCTCTTGCGGGGATGCACGGGGCTTTGCCTCCAGCTGTCGAGCGGAAGCCCTTCCAATCCTTGTGCGTGCGCCAAGTGCCAGGAGTAATTAGCAGATTATCCTTAGTGACGCTCGTCAGGCTGTTACTCTTGTTATCCTTCCGAAGTTCGATCTGTTGCTCGTTATTGTCCCATCGCCCACGCATAGCACATGCCATATTATTAAAGCTCCAATTATTGGAGGTTAATGTTGGCGATTTGTCTGGGATAACTCTTGATTTTAAATAGCCACGTCCACGTTGGTATAAGCCTATATACAAGATGTCCATATCGGAGTGGTTGCCTCCGCTATGCCCTCCAGCAGTTAGGCAAGAGGCCTTGTCTTGCTGAGCCTTTGGCTTTAGCTTCTTGTCGAGCTTGACTACGTCTGATACCCCTTCCTGCATAGTGTCTATGCTTTCAATAGCCTCCTCGTTGAGGGAGAGATTGCGCATATAGTATTTCTCGTCCACTTCATCGTCGAGGATGTCTCCGATGTAGATGCCTCGGTCGGCTGGCTGGGGAATGTCCGTGAGCAACTCGCCCCATATCCCCTCGCTCTTCGTCCGAATATCGCTCCAGTATAAGCGCACTCTATTCTGAGCGGAGACAAGGGCGGAGTTAATCACAACGGGTCTAATGCCGAGGCTTTCGTTTATCCTCGCCTCGTCTGCTGGGCGCATCCGCACATTTTCAAGGAGGTACTTTACGTTGGGGTTGAGCTTTTGCACGTGGTGCAGGATGTCGAGGAACACCCAATACAGCCTGCTTCGCGGGTCATCGTGGCCGAGCATTTTACCAGCGAGCGAGAAGCCCTGACAGGGCGAGCCAGCGAGGAGGAGGTCAATGGATGACCACTCAATGTCCCACTCCCGCCACTTTTCCACGTCTCCGAGCTGGATAGTGTCGGGGAAGTTAAGCTGAGTCTGCTTGATAGCGTGCTTGTCTATCTCGCTGGCGTAGTACCTCTCGATAGGCACGCCCAGCTCCCTCAAGGCTATCTGCCCGCAGCTCATTCCGTCAAAGAGTGATAGTACTTTCATTCTGTTGCGTTTGTGATGTGTCCTATTATCTCCCGAGTTGGAAGAGTGTGAAGAAGGCCCACGCAAGGCAGGCTGTCCCAAAGAGGTTTATCGGGATAAGCCACCAGCGGAGCTCCCTCCCCTCTTGCTCGTCCTCCTCCAGCAGTGCGTATGACGTCGGAGACGTAAGCAAGCCCAGGAAAAACAGGATGAGAAATTGAGTAGCCATGGTTAGTTGTCTGTACTTGAGTCACCCTCCTTCTCCATGAGGGGTCGGGGAGTGCGTTGTGGTCGTGATACCCGAGTGCGTGCTTCGACGCGTCCCATTCGGGAGTTGAACTCGGTGAGGCAGTCCACCATGGATTGGTAGACCTCGTTCTGCCCTTTGCAGCAGTCCCGCAGTGTCGTGTAGTCCTCGGTCAGCTTAGCGATGTCGGACTTTAGACTGGCGTGCATGCTGTCGGAAAGGCGGATGCGGGAGTGGATAGCCCAAATGAAGTAGGCTGCGGTCAGGGCGCATACTATGAGTAGGCCCAGTGTTACGTATGTCATCCGTTAAATCCTTTGATAGGTGTTGCGAGGTGGTGGATAGCGAGGAGCAGTGCATCCCTCTCTTCTTGGTTGGTGCGGGTCTGCTTGCTCTTCGGGAGCGTCAGATTGTGATGCCTGCATACTCCGAGTATTTCGGAGTGTGAGACTTTACCGCCAGTACCCCTCCAGTGCTTGAGCAGTGGCTTTTGGCAGATGAGCGGAAAATCTTTTGCCTGTATCGCATCTCGGAGAAGCTCGCCAACCATAGCGCACCGCCCAAGGTGGTAGCCTTTCTTGGCTACAACTCTGTGGTTATCTTTTGGTGATGCGTGCCAGTTGTGGGAGGTACTCCAGATGTCCTCGAGGACAAAGCGGTAGGAGTATTCCGTGTCGAGATACCTCTCGTCCTCTTCGCACCGCCATTCGCTGAGCAGGTCAAGTACCCTAAGGAATGGTATCGTCTCAAGGTGTACGGAGCGGTCGTTGAGATTGACGACCGCCCACCCAGAAGCCTCTGTATCTGGGTCAATCCCGATGATAAGAGGCTTCTTCGTGGTAGTCGCAGCGCTCATTAGAACGGGAGTGCGTCAGATTGTACTGGGGCTTGTGGTGGTGTCTTCTCCTTTGCCGTGGCAGGAGCTTGTTCTTGCTGTGCCTGATGCTCTGGAAGAGTAACCCCGCTTTCAATCTTCCACGCTCTGACAGAGGTGTACCATCGCCCATTAAACTCCCTGCTCTCAATGTCGATGAAAGCAGTTACCTCCTGACCCACCTGCACGGGGTACTTGGCCACATTGTCGCCGAACACCTCAAAGCACACTTTCTTGGGGTACTCCCCCAGCGTCTCGAGGATGTACTCCTGCACCTGCCATTGGTTGCCAGCCTTGCTCGTCCCAGTGCGAAGAGGGAGGGCTTGTAAAATTCGTCCAGTAATTTTCGATTCGCTCATGTCTATGTGAATTAAATTGCGTCTATTCTGATGCCTTGATTAGCCCCCTGCGCTTCCACTCGTCAAGCGTCCAGAAGTTGGTAAAAGGGGTCTTGTCCCAGCCACCCTCATCGCCACTGCTCCTATTGTGAGTTGCGTTTTGTAAACTCACCAGCTTTATCTCGCTGTAGTTTGGGTGCCCTGTGAACCGAGAGTACACGATGGATGATGTCGCACCAATCTTTGATGCGTACTCCTCGCATGCCTTTGAGATTATCATCCCCTCCTCCATCACCATTCGCTCCAGTTCATCGAGGAGCTCTGGTGGCAGTTCTATCTTGTTGGGTGGTGTTATTGCCATGTGTCTTTTCGTTGCTTTCTGTGGTCGGGCACTCCGACAAGCTGTATCTCGATGCAGTCGCCACGAAGGCGGGAGACGGCTCTGTCGCCGTAGCGCTGTAGCTCTGACCACGGGAGGTTTGTGGTGGCAACAATCGGCGCATCTCGGTAGCCAAAGTCTGAGCGCTGGTTGATGAGGTCTGCGAGGCTCGCTTTGTTCCCGTACCGCTGGAAGGTGGCGGGCTCACTGCCGAGGTCGCCGATGTGAAGCACTCGGTAGCTTAGCGCTGTATACCTTCCATCTTCGCTGTCGATATAGTCCGACATATGCCAGAGTGCGTGAGTGTCTCCGTTCCAGAGGAAGGGCTTCATCACCCTACGACTACTACCGCCATCATAGAAGGGGCGGTGCAATCCCAGCATATCGCTAAGCTCTCGGAGGAGGGATACCAGCATCGTTTTTCCCGTACCAGTCTCGCCCATCACCAGTATCCCCTTCATCGGGTCGTCTATTTCTGGGTGAGGTAGAGCCAGTAGCCACGAAACGGCCTTGATGTAAGCTGCGGTGCTAATCTCGTCTAGCTCGAAGTTGGGGGTAGCCCGCTGACCGAGTGCCACGATGTAGCTAAAGGCGGTGCCTATGTCAATCTCTTTATACACGTCGTACACCTGCCTTGTCGGTAGCCCCTCGATGCGCTCCGCTTGTATCTTCTTCACGAAGTCTGAGGCGAGGGGGAGTGCACTTGTCTTCTGTGGTGGTTGCTCTGCGTTGTTCATTGTCTAACTTTCATTTCACTCATTACACGCCTTGCCATCTCGGCCGTCTTAGCCTTGTACGCCTTCACCTCATCGCTCTCCTCTCGGCTGGCCTGCTCCTCCTTCTCCTTCGCCCACATGTCGTTGGAGTAGCCGTGCGAAGCTGGAGGAGGTGAGGAGGGCTTAGAGGCGTGGTTGTCTCGATAGCACCCCTCTACGACCTTGGCAAAGTTGTCAGCTTTGACCAACCACGATAGGTTCGCCATAGCCTTGTTGCCTCGGAGGAAGGTGGACGCCTTAGCCTCCTCCAGCATCTTCTTGAAGAGTGCTATTGCATTTAGCGTGGTGGCTATCGTGGGGCGCTCCTTTGCATTGCCATCTGGGTGGTCGGGCATCAGCGCAAAGAAGAGTTCCTGCCCATCTCTGCATATCGCACGACTTAGCACCATAGGCTTAGCGAAGTCCTCCTCGCCTGCAGTAGCCTCCTCATAGAGCGCCTTCCACACCTTGCCATAATCTCGCATATCGGAGCTAGGGTACATTAGCGAGCTAACCATAGAGCGAAGCGAAGTATCCTCTATCGCCTCTAACTCGATGCGCTCGCTCTCAATCCCCCCCCCGGGGGTTAGGGGGCTACTTTCTATTTCTACTTTCTCTTTACCTTTTTCTTTTAGGGGGGTATTTATTACCCCCCCTATAGTCCCCCCCAAAGTAGAGCTGAAAGTAGAGGGCAAAGTAGAAGCGACTTCTCTACTTTCGTCTACTTTCGTTTCTGCTTTCTCTACTTTTCTACTTTTGCCTGTTTTTGTCTCTACTTTGCTCTCTACTTTCGTTTCTACTTTGCTCTCTACTTTTCTACTTTCATCTTCTACTTTTGAGCGATTGCGCTTAGCCTCGCGAGCTCTATCTAAGCCTTCTTTGACCGCTTGACTTACATTGTAGCTGCGCTTCTTTGGTGCGGCTTCCTCGCCTTGCTTTTTATCTGCACCTCCAAGAGTTGAGAGGTGGCTGGTGAGGCGTGGTGAGTAGAAGTACTCTATTCCATCCTCATCGGTGGCGATCTCAAACAGACCGTAGTCCTCGATAGTAGAGCGAACAACCTCCGCACGAGGTCGCTTTGGTAGGATGTTCGCCAGCCGCTTGGCATTGTTTGGGTAGCTGTATCCGCTCTCGTCCTGCTGGGCGAGCTTTAAGAGTAGTGCGGTGTACACCCCCCATCCTGCCAGCCCGTGGTCTGCAGTCAGCGCTTCTATCTTAGCGTCCTGCATGGCGAAGATGTCTAGAGGTATGTACTTATGCTTACACATATTCTGGGAGTGTAAAGTATGTAGTATTGAGTGTCCGCCCAGTGAGCAGTAGGCCATCGTGGTAGAGGTCTAGAAGGACTGGGCGTATGGTATCAAAGTCGCAACCAACGACCGAGGACAACTGCTCTTTTAGTATTATCAGCGGTAGCCGTCTAGCATCCCTGCGCTGTTGCAGGTGGAGCTTAATCTTGTCGAGCACCTCGGAGCGGTCGATCTTATGCATTCTCCTTAGCCTCCTTCGCCCTGCGCTTTCTCTCAGCTCGAAGTGTGAGCAGCCTATCCATCGTGCTATCCGCCATTCTTCTGTAGTAGGTCATCCTCTTGTTGTTCGCACACATTTTGGTGGTTATGAAGCTCAGCACCTTGTTGTGGTTGTGGATGTGCACGTCCAGTTCAAAGTCGTTTAGAATTGATAGGTCTATCTCCCTAGGATATAGTCGAAGTCTTCCCATAGTCTTTATCTTTTGTGGTGGTTATCGTCGTGTCATCTTCTGCTCCCTGCGCAGGCACTCTGCGTAGGCTTCCACGTCAAGGATGAGCGTGGAGCGTTCATCTTGTAGGAAGGCGCTAGGGTACTTCGCTATTCTGGAGTTAAGTGCGCCCCTCGACTTGATGCCGAGGAAGTCGAGCACCCTATCTCTCCCAGCTATGTATCTCTCGCTCTGCTTTGCGCTCTCGTTGTGCTTGCTGAGGGCTTCGCACACTGCAGAGGAGATGAGTTCGGAGAGCTCTACTGGGCTAAGAATTACTGCGGTGTCCATTATATCCATCGTTTATTCATTTCAACCTCTCGCTCTATTTCGCCTATCAGCCCGTTCTCCTCGGGTGTGGGGAGGTACACCCCTACCTCCTTAGAAGCCCAGTCACGAAAGCGGTCTATTGCGGTGGTCATCTCTTTAGTGTCAAGCTCGGCACTGGAGCGCAGTACGTAGTATCGCCCGATACCCTTACCCTCTTTCTCTCGGAGGAAGAGGTCTGCGTTCACGTGGCGCTTGAAAAACTCCTGCTTGATGTGCTCCATTCGCTCGCCATATTGCAGAGCGAAGTAGGAGAGGATCAGGTGCAGATAGCTGTTCTGTTTGAGAGTGCGCCTACCCCTCTTCTCAGTGAGCTCAACGAGCGCCCCTTGTCGGTAGAGTAGGTTGCACCGCTCTTTAAATTGCGCTCTGTCGAGCTCACGGGAGAGGTCGTATGTCATCGGAGTGTAATCTTTACATAGCTCTTGCGGACTACCTTCTTAGCGTACTGCTCGGCAAGCTCGGGGTGTTCTTCCTTAAATCGCTTGCTGTCGAAGGTGGCGCTCTCACTTTCAGCTACCAGCGTTAGTAAGAGGTTCTGCGTCTCGAGCTTCTTTAGCCCGCCCTCTTCCATTCTCGCCTTGAGGAGGTCGAGAGCCTCCTGCTTCTCTGCTTCTCGTCGGTCTATCTCTTTCTTCAGTGCGATAATCACCTCCTCCTGCTCGCTAATTCTCGCCAGAGCCTCCTCTTCGGGGCTTGTGAACTCCACGGGCTTGGGGGTAAATACCTCGCCATCTAGATAGGCTTGAATAACCTCCTCGATGTCGTCGTCGCTCTTTCGCTCCACCTCTACCAGCTTCGCAGTGCTGCCTCGGAGCCAGATGCCGTAGAGCTTAGATGATGGGCGCTCGAGGAAGATGTTCTGCTTCGTAAAGAGGTAGTCGCAGAAGGAGAGCTGCCATGAGAGGCTCTCTATATCGAGCTGGCTTGTGGTCTTGATGTCGTAGAGGTTGCCTTTGTCGTCGATGCAGTCAATCATCGTAGCTACTACCTCGTCATCTGTCACGAGGTATTCGCTGTAAATCATCGTGATGCCTTCCCTAGCGAGTAGCTCGTAGTAGTTGCGTGCTTCCTCACTGGAGCTTTCGTTGAGAGCTCCTTCCCCGAAGAGATTTACGTCCTCGCACTCATTGTGGATAGCCGTGCCACGCTCGGCTGCCTTTGCGAGTATCGTCTCTGGGATGCCCTTATACTTGTCTGGGAAGAGTGTCTGCTTGATTATCGACGTCACCCCAGAGAGCTGTCGCCCATCTGAGGTGGTGTATGTGTGGCTTTGCTCATCGAAGCGAACCGACGAGCGATGCAAGTCCAGGGCGTTCATTTCTTTTCGGTTTTTTGTGCGAACACCGCCTTTAGCCTCGTCGCCTCGCCCTTTACAGAGCGGTCGTCCTGCATTTCCTTAGGCAGGCTTCGGAAGATATTCGCAAGTTCATCTAAGCTGTTTGCCTTTGCGAGCTCGTTAATAGCGCCCTCTACCTTGCTCTGATAGTCGAGGCTTGTCGTCGCCTGCGTCGCCTGCGGTACTAACTCGTGGGTGGTAGCGTCGGGGTCTTTGTCTTCGTCAGTCGGAATGGTGAAGAGCTGGAAGAGGGCATACTTGAGAGCTATGCTCATCGCCTTGTTCATGCCTTTATCTCCGCTGTCCATCGCCTCGCCTACCACCAGTGTCGTCACGGAGGAGCCGTCGGATGTGGTGAAGTGGTGGCGGATAGTGGCTCGGGTGTAGAGCAGAACGCCGTTGCGCGCTTGTCTCTCTGTTACCTCGTAGCTCACAACCTCGGGGATAATCACGATACCGCACTTAGCGAGTATCGGGTGCAGTCTGTTGTAGACGTCGTCTACACCTCGGAACTTAAAGCCCTGCTGCTGGTTCGTGTTGCCCTTGGAGATAGCCCCGACAAGCTCATTAGCTTTGATAAGGGCGTCATAAATCTTGGGCGTCTTTGTTTCCGTGTCCATCTTGTGTCTGCGTTAGAGATTGTCGCCATGTGCTGGCGTGTTGCTAAATGTGTTGTGTCCTTTGTGGGCGGGGCGGCCTCTAAATTGACCGCCCCCGCCACGGATTGAAGAAAAGAACCTATCAGCTATTACTTGCCGTGGCGCTCAATGGCTCGCCACGTATATATCGAAGCCCCAAGAAGTGCAATGCCTGCGAGCTTCTTAACGATGAACTCCGAGGTGGAGAGGTCGGGGGTAAACGCTGCGTCTGTGTCGGAGACTATTAGAAGCCCCCCTAAGAATCCGAGGAGGATAAGCCCGCCTGCTACTACATAAGCAATGGCAGTTATCACTCTGTCTGTCGTCATATCTGCTCGTTTCATATTCGTTGTCTTTATCGTTCTGTTATGTTGAGCCAGCGCTCTGTGTCCGCTATCTCTCGGGCGTTGCGCTCGCTACGCTCTATCTCACGCTCTGCGTCGTAAAGCACCCCGCAGAAGTCGGTGCTGTCGAACGGGGGGAAGTCCTTCACCCCTGCCCTGTTGTCGTATTCGTAAGTCAGTTCAAACTCACCGCCCGAAAGCTCTAGGGTGAGGATGAGTGTCGATTCATCAGATAGCCGTGGGTCGTCTATTATGTAGATGCACTGCTCTGTGGTGTATCCGCCATAGTCTGCGATGGACTGGGTCATATCGCAGACTACGTCCTTGAGGAATGATGCGGTGACCTCGCTGTAGGTAATGTCTTCTTCGTTGTACATAGTTGTCTTTGTTACGTTACTGGTGTCGTCAGGAGGCTTCCGAGCCTCGGGTGTTCCGTGCCTGCCACGGCTTCGCCCTGCGCACATTAGGTCGCAGGCTAACGACAATGGTTTAATCACGTGCAGGCCTTTCACCTGCAGATTATCTGTATTCGCCATTGTTTGTATCAAGAATGTCAAAGACCGCTCAGTAATGAGGGCTTAGCCCTCGGAAGGTGCACAGCTTGTTAGCCCTTTAGGTAATTGTATACCGTTGAGCGTGCGAGCTTGTATTTCACTCGTAGACTGTGCACGGCATCTTCTGTTCCCATACCTTCGTCCTTCATCTTCGCGAACGCCGCTCTGACTTTGTCAGCACGCTCTGCGAGTATCTTAGACTTGGGCTTTAGGGCTCTTCGCTTTGCCATAGAGGTCTACTTGTTTTGTATTTCATTATCTTTGTCGGTGTCTATTCTTAGACCCGCTCTTGTTGTCCTCTCTTGGACTACACTACAAAGGTATAACCTTTTTGGTAATATACCAAACGCTCTTGGTTATATTTTAGTATGATTTGAGCTAAATCGCTATAACCTAAAAGGTTATGAATGAGAAAAAACTTTTAGAGCTAGGCAAATACCTCCGAGATACGGGGCATACGCAGGCGTCAATCGCCGCTCAGCTCGGTGTAAGCCAGCCGTACGTGAATGCGCTCCTCACTGGGCGCAAGGCTTTTGGCAAGTCGCAGGCGAAGAAATGGGGGGATTTGTACAACCTCTCTCCGTCATGGCTACTCACTGGCGAAGGCGAGATGCTAAAGGATGGAGCGCCAGCCACACAGCCCGCACAAGAGAATAGCGCACGTCCCCTCGTGAGTAGTGACCGCGATTGGGTGGAGATACCTCTTGTACCGCACCGTGCGAAGGCAGGAGCACTATCTGGATTCGGAGACCCTTGCTGGGAAGAGGACAAACAGACGATGCCCGTGCTGATCGACAAGAGGCTGAAAGGAGATTACCTGCTCTTTGAAGTATCTGGCGACAGTATGGACGACGGCACCAGTACAGCGTTTCTCGATGGTGACGTGCTTCTCTGCCGTGTCCTTCCTAAAAGTGATTGGCAGTTTGGTATAAAGAAGCGCGGGGAAACATACTGCGTCGTGGCGACAGACGCCGAGGGCATAGTGCTCAAGGAGGTAGTAAACCACGACAAGGCTAACAATGAGATCACCTGCCACTCCCTCAACAGCCAGTATAAGGACTACTCCGTGAAGCTTGACGACGTGCAGGGTATCTTCTATGTCGAGGAGCTGGTAAAGCGCAAGTTCTAGGCAATATATATATATGTACGCGTACGCGCGCATAAAGCACTACATACGACCACTTTTAATAACTCTAAATACAACCATTATGAAGAGATTACTACTCTCGCTTGTAGCGGTCATTGCGATTGCTATCTCCTTTGCTTCGTGCAAGAAGGACAGCCCCACCCCCTCGAGCTTCTCAATGGAGCAGCTTTACGGAACATGGCGCATCACGAAGGTAGAGCAGAAGGACGGCTCTATGCTTGACGTCACCAGTGCTATCGCACAGCTGGTGTTCCCCGCAACATACGCCACGTTCGACAAGGATGGCAAGTACCAAGGGAGAGGCTACTTCGGCAAAGGAGAAGGCACTTACAAGGTATCGGGAAATACCATCATCTGCTATATCGACGGAGCCGAGTACGCACGATACGAAGTACTCAGCATCAGCGGAGACACCGCCATTCTGAGAGCGAGCATCTCGGGAGAGAGCGTAAAGATTGAGTGCAAGAAGCAATAGCACCTACCACCCACAACCACGAAAAACCATATTGTTGGATCCAACGATATGGTTTTTCTTTATCCCAGTATATTATGCTACCTATCCGCCGCACGTGCCACTTCCTCCTAGACAAGCAGAAGGGGTGGAAGGCTTTACAGATACGCTACCGCATCCGCTACGGAGGCGGGTACATTACAAGCGTCTATGTTGGCTACCGAGTAGACCCTGACAAGTGGAGCCCCGAGGCGGAACGATGCCTAAAGAACACCACCCACGGAGACAGACGCACGCCAGCTGCTATGATAAACCGAGCCTTGCAGTACACCGAGGAGGCAATAGATAGCGCATTCTCCTACTTCGAGGAGATAGAGTACCTCCCCACCCCCGAGGAGCTAAAGGAGAAGTACAATGAGTATCTAGGGGAGACGCTTGGCACATCGAAGCAAGCACCAGCAAAGGTAGCCCCAGAGGACAAGCGAAAGGTAGTATCACTCATAGACCTATTCATCGAAGCCGAGAGCGTCCGTAGAAGCTGGAGCGAACGCCACAAGGCGAACATACGCACCGCACGTATGCACCTCGCAGACTACTCCCAGTCGGCAACACTGGAGGACATCAGCGAGAAGTGGGTAGCAGGCTTTATCACGCACCTTACGGCAAAGCGAGGCCTGCTCAATAGCTCGGTAGACAAGACACTCCGCATACTCAAGAGCGCTCTATACTGGGCGCAGGGGCAAGGACTATACGAAAAGGACTACCGCCGCTTCTTCGAGGTGCGTCTAAAGGGCATCGACAGCAACCGAGCCGAGGTATATCTCACGTGGGAGGAGCTGAGCCGACTTGCATCTGTAGAGCTTCGCCTACACTCCGAGCGTGTAGCCCGTGACCTCTTCTGCTTCCTTTGCTTCACTGGCCTGCGGTACTCGGACTTGAAGAAGCTAACCCACGACAACATCACGCCTACATCAATCAGGTATTACGCTCAGAAGACAGATCAGCTAATCGAGGTGGACATCAACGACCACGCACGGGCAATACTCGACAAGTACAAGGGCGAGGAGACCCCACTACCACCAATGGCGGAGCAGAGACTCAACAGAACTCTCAAAAGCGTGTGCGAGCAGGCAGGTATCAACGCACCCGTCACCCGACTACGATACTCTGGACGCCAGCGCATCGAAGAGACGCTCCCTAAGTACGAGGTAATCACATCGCACATCGGACGCCACACCTTTGTCGTGCAAGCCCTCACACTCGGCATCCCCTCCGAGGTCATCCGCAAATACACGGGACATAAGACCGAAAAGACTATGCGCCCCTATGTAGCAATAGCCGACACACTAAAAGCGCAGGAGATGGAGAAGTTCAACCGTCCGCTGCTATCCTCACAACGGACGCTTAGCGGACGGAAAAGGGAGTCATCTAATGAACGCTAA